GATGAAACTGAAACTTATGTGGACACAGGTTCGTACATTTTTAACGCACTGGTTTCAGGTAGCGTATTTGGTGGTGTATCTGGGAATAAGATTACTGCTATTGCTGGAGAGTCTTCTACTGGAAAGACTTTCTTCTCTCTCGCTGTGGTCAAGAATTTTCTTGATTCCAATCCTGATGGTTACTGCCTCTATTTTGACACTGAGGCTGCTATTACAAAATCCCTTCTTGAGTCAAGGAGCATTGACACCAATCGCTTAGTTGTTGTCAATGTAGTTACCATTGAAGAGTTTCGTGGTAAGGCACTCAAAGCAGTGGACATATACTTAAAAAAACCTGTAGATGAGCGCAAACCATGCATGTTTGTGTTAGACTCTTTAGGTATGCTTTCCACTGAGAAAGAGATTACCGATGCTCTCAATGACAAACAAGTCAGGGACATGACCAAATCCCAATTGGTCAAAGGTGCATTCCGTATGCTCACCCTCAAGTTGGGTCAGGCAAACATTCCAATGATCGTTACTAACCACACCTACGATGTTATCGGATCTTACGTACCAACTAAAGAAATGGGGGGAGGCAGCGGCCTCAAATATGCAGCAAGTACAATCATCTATCTCAGCAAAAAGAAAGAGAAGGATGGAACAGAAATTGTCGGCAATCTTATCAAAGCTAAGACTGCTAAGTCGCGTCTGAGCAAGGAGAACAAAGATGTTACAGTACGTCTTTACTACGATGAGCGTGGTCTTGATCGTTATTATGGTCTTCTTGAACTCGGTGAAGTCGGTGGACTTTGGAAAAATGTCGCAGGACGATACGAAATTGGTGGCAAAAAAGTCTATGCCAAGCAAATTCTCAAAGAACCTGAAGAATACTTCACTGAAGAAGTAATGGAACAGTTGGATCAAATTGCAAAGAAAGAGTTCAGTTATGGAGAAGGTTGAGTTTCTTGTTTTAAAGAACCTACTTAATAATGAAGAGTATCTAAGAAAAGTTGTCCCTTTCCTCAAGAAAGATTATTTTGAGGAAAGTAAATATCAGGTGGTCTTTGAAGAGATCTTCTCCTTTGCCAATGAATACAATGAACCTCCCACAAAGGAGATTCTTTCCATTGAGGTGGAGAAGAGGAAGGATCTGAACCAGGACTCTCTCAAAGATATTCTTCATCTGATTGATTGTCTGGATGATTATCCAGTTGAATATGAATGGCTAGTCTCCACTACAGAGAAGTGGTGTAGGGACAGAGCAATCTATTTGGCACTGTTAGAGTCCATCTCCATTGCTGATGGTCAAGATGGTAAGAAAACTCAGGATGCTATCCCCAGCATCCTATCTGATGCTCTTGCAGTGAGTTTTGATAATCACGTTGGTCACGATTACCTTGAAGATTATGAGCTTAGATACGAGTCCTACCACAGGAAGGAAGACAAGATTGAATTCGACCTTGAGTTTTTCAACAAGATTACGAAGGGTGGTCTACCAAACAAAACTCTTAATATTGCTTTGGCTGGCACTGGTGTTGGTAAATCTCTGTTCATGTGTCATCACGCAAGTTCAGTTCTCCTACAGGGCAAAAACGTCCTATACATCACGCTTGAGATGGCTGAAGAAAAAATTGCAGAAAGAATTGATGCTAATCTTCTGAATGTAAACATTCAAGACATCACTGAACTTCCAAAGGTAATGTTTGAAACCAAGGTAAATAACCTTGCCAAGAAAACACAGGGGACTCTGATCATCAAAGAGTATCCCACTGCCTCTGCTCATGCTGGACACTTCAAGTCACTTCTTAATGAACTTGCACTTAAGAAGTCATTTAGACCTGATATTATTTTCATTGATTACCTTAATATTTGTGCTTCCAGCAGGTATAGGGGAAACAGCACTGTCAATTCATATTCGTATATTAAAGCAATTGCTGAGGAGCTTAGAGGGTTGGCTGTTGAAGCAAACGTCCCTATCGTTTCTGCCACGCAGACCACTCGTTCTGGTTATGGTAGCAGTGACGTTGAGCTTACTGACACTTCTGAGTCCTTTGGTCTCCCTGCTACTGCTGATCTTATGTTTGCCCTTATTAGCACTGAAGAGCTCGAATCCTTGGGACAGATACTTGTGAAGCAGTTGAAGAACAGATACAATGATCCCACCATCCATAAGAGGTTTGTTGTTGGTATTGATCGTGCCAAGATGAGATTGTATGATTGTGAACAGTCTGCTCAAAGCGATCTTGTTGACAACAAGAGAGAGGAAGAGTATGATTATGAAGAAAGTCAAAAACCCAAAAAATCATTTGATGGATTTAAATTCTGATGGGACTCACCACAAGAAAACTACAAACTGAACTTGCTAAGAGCAATCTTCCTCACTATTATGAAGTGAGGAATGAAGATGGTGAGAGATACTGCCACTGTGGACATATTTCAGATGTTTATTATCTTCTGGCAGCAAACCCAACATTCTCTTATGAGAAGATCTATTTGCCAGAGACTCCAAAAACTGTAGATGTTCCACACTCCACTGTGGCACCAGATCTTGAACTTCCTGCTCAACAAATTTTACCTGAATCTGAACTACAACCTTTTGAACCATGACAAAGCATGTTGATTTTGAAAAATATAAAGAGTTTGTCAATGAGGTCACCTCTAATGAAAGCAAGCACAATGACGTATTCTTTGAGCGTCTTGCCTATCTTAAAGAAAAAAACTTTCCTTCCGAGCGACTGCTTACTTCTGCTGTAGGTATGTCTGCTGAAGCAGGTGAATTCACTGAAGTGATCAAGAAGATTATCTTCCAAGGTAAAGAACCCACTGAAGAAAATATCTTCCATCTTAAGCGTGAACTGGGTGATATCATGTGGTATGTCATGCAGGCATGTATTGGTATGAATGTCTCTCTTGAAGAGATTGTTGAGATGAATGTTGAAAAACTGTTGGCACGCTATCCTGAAGGTGCTTTTGATGTATATTTCTCTGAAAACCGTAAAGAAGGTGATGTTTGATGAAACTACTGACTCTTGAAGATTATCAAAAGGCTGGTGAAACATTTTGGCCAAAGTATTGGTATGTTGCCAAAGAACTTGGTGAAGATGCTAAACCAGAAGACATCCTGAAAGTGATGGAAGCAGTTGGTAGTGTTGCACTGAAGATTGCATTGGAAGACAAAGGAGAACCCTTTGGGTTCAATAAGAAAAAGGAAGAAGAGTGATGCACACCATCTGGAATTATACAGCAGTATTTTTTCAGATGGTTTTTCTGCCGTGTATTACTGTTCCAGAGAATTGGAAATATTGTTCTAAAGTGGATGTTTGGTTGATTCCAGAGATCCAAAGAGGGGTTGAGTTGTATTTCAATCCCTCTACAATCTATAAAGAAGAGAGGGAATATCTGGAGAATATAAATAAAGAAAGGAAATAATATGCATTAGAGACATGTCTGCAGAAATGCGTAGTTTTATGGAAGCATATAGTGCTGTCCATAACAAAGAAGTAAAAGAGAATCTTGATAAGGGAAGAGATTCAATCAGTGAGATGAACCTGTCTCAATTGACTGATGGAGACCTTTGTGAGATTGCAGAAGAAGTTCTGGAAGTAATGTTTGCTGAAGGAAAGGAAGTTGCTCAGTCTCAACAAATTATTGAGAGTCTCCTCTCAGAGAGCAACAATCCTGGAAGACAAGCAAAAATTGAGAGACTGAAGGAAACCTTTGAGAAGGTCTTTGGTAGAGTTAAGGAGAAGTCAGCAAGAACTGCTGTTGAGTCCTATGCAATGTATCGCAAGGGCAAGTCACTCCAAGACAACTGGAGTCGTAAGTTCAGCCATGAGAATGGCAATGTTAGACTTCATAACAGCCTGGTTGCAGAAGATAGAGCAGGTGTTAAGAATGGTCTTCTCAAGATGATTGAAGCAAAGAATGGTGGTGATAATGATCCTTGCTGGGACACTCACAAGCAAGTGGGTATGAAGAAGAAGGGTGGTAAAATGGTCCCCAACTGTGTTTCCAAAGAGGAGACTGTTGTTGATGAAGCAGATTCCATTGCTGCAATGAGAGAAAGATCTGCTAAGAGAAGACAGCAGCGTTATGGTAAGTCTGGTGGCGGTGGTCGTGATGATTTCAGACCATACACCAAAGCAGACTATGAGAGGGGTGAAAAGAAAACTGCCAAGGAAGAAGTAGAAGTATCTCAGATCAGGAAGGATTGGGCAGATGCTTACAGGGGAATCTATGAGGGTAAAAAAGGTGATGGAAACCTTGCCAACAACTATCCTCCATATGATAAAGTAACCAGAGGCGATGTTATTGCTGGCGCAACTGGTAAGGACCAGATGGGTGGTAAGAACATCAGAGGTAATGATTCCAAAGAGCAGAAGGCACGTCTTGAGAAGAAGCGTGGTATGAAACTTGATGATCATCCTCAGTTCAAGGAAGAGCTTGAAGCAACTGGTAAGTTCACTGCAAAAGAGATTGAGGAAATCATCAATAAGCTCTGAGGTTTAGTAAATGGCTGATACTGCTAAATTTGAGGCAGCAACCATTGCCTGTTATTATCAAGCTATAAATGATGGACAATCCACTACTCCTGGTCTGAGTCCTGAAATGACTAAGGCAATGGATCAGGAGTATCCTGGTATGTCCACAGAGTGGAGAGAGGGTATTCTTGCTGGTGCGGATGCCCTTATGAAGTATATTGGGCACACACCAGGAACAAGAGATGGTAGTTGGTTGTATGCTCACTATGATGGAAGAGTGAAAACTATTCCTGCAGGAGATCAAACTGACATTATCAATTATATTTGGGATACTTTCTCCAGAGAACAAAAGAAAATCTTCTCAAACAAAAAGGACTCTTGGAATACTGCTGATGTCTACATGGTGAAGAAGACAGATAATGCTAAGATGAAGCGAGATGTGGATGACCTAAGAGAAACATTTGCAGATCTTGATCCTGAAATTTATGTTGGGACTGTAAATAGATACATGTCTCAAAGATTAAGTGCAAAGGTTTTGCTTCCAATATCTCTAAAACAAAAGACCAGAGGTGCTGATGTAAAAATTACACCTACTAACTTAGAGTTAGGTCCTGATGGTCTGGAAGTGAAAAATGGTTCTATTGAAACACCTTTGAAGACAGTGATGGATGTAACTGAAAGAGGTGGGATTGATTTTGCTGGAAACTCTTTAAGATTTGCAGCGAGGTTTGAAGCAGGAACCTATGCTAAGAAGTATAGTTGGGAAAGTAAAGGTTCCAGTAAAACTGCAGATGCCACTGAACCAAGAGATTTGGTTCTAAACAACAAAGGAAAATATACAACAGCAACTGCAAGAAATGGTTCTATTCCTGGACCAAAGATGGCAGAGTTAGTTCACAAATATACTGGGGAAGATATTAATCATAATATCCCCATGAGTAGAAAATTAAATGATCAAGAAACAAAATATTGGCAAAAGTATATTGAAGATATAATCAATCATAAAAGACCTAATGTTCCTATTGATCTTGGAACATTTAAGATATCTGGAAAGAAGGTCACACCTGCAGAGTTTATCCAGGGTATTGCTTTGATGGATCAGGGAAAACCTGGTGGCAAGAATATGGATCAAAAGATAAGAGCGAAGTTGAGACATCTGAGGTACATTAAGATGTTTTATGAAGCAGATAAAAAGAAACTTCTTG